CTATCCGAATAAATCATCAAGCGTACAACCGAAAAACTTAGCCAACTTTAAGCCTTCGCTTATCGTAAATTCCGATTTCCCATTTTCTTTAACGTAATAAGTCTGTGGAGTTATCTCAAGAATCTTGGCCATATCGACTTGGCGTAATCGGTTTTCTCTACGGTAAATATAAAGTTTATAATTATAACGCATAAATTCAATCGTCCTTTTTATTTTGATTTAACAAATTAGCTTTTTCCTGCGTTTCTAACTGCTCCTTCTCATATTTTTCAATCAATTTCGGTACCGCCGATGTGGTCATAAGGTACTCCCACATTTTTTTTAGTACATCATCTGGAATCTTCTTCAGTGAACTAGAAGCGCTGCCTATCTTTTCATCTGTGTCTTTCATTTCTCATTTCACTCCTCACCAATGGATACTATACTATCTATTTTCATATCAACCATCGAATATTAAACATGCTTATGCAATGCATTTGCATACTGCTTTCGTATACTTTCATACGTTATTCACATCTTCATTTCTATTTGAAAACACGATGGAAATTCTTGTCCAAAAACTCGGCCATCTTTACTGCTTGAAAACTCCAATTCTGACCTTTCGCTTTCGGATAAAAAACAAAACCACCATTCTCGCTGTCTAATTCTTTTTTGAATCGTGGATGTAAGAGAATGTTTTCTTTCAGCCAAATCCGTCCCCGATTCGTCCGTTTTTCTAAATCTTTCATGCTCCAATAGACACCGGATAACTCATTTTTCTTTAACTGCTCCAATTCTACTTTGGAAATGATGACAGAATCAGATGGGATTGGAATTGTCAGGCTAACTTTCAATTGTTGGATTTGGATTCACTTCTTTCATTGGTCTGCTAATCCGATATATTCCTTTAATAACTTCGGCGAAATGTGATACGTCCACTTAGACGACATTTGCACCGCAAATCCAAAAGGCAATATATTTCTTTGTAAACCGATTCTTACGAACTGCTCTGATTTCCCTAATAACTTCGCCGCTTCGAAAACTTTTACGTTTTGGGGTGTAATCATTTGTCTCATCCTTTCAACAACTAATAGAGAAAACGACCTTACCTAAATGGAATGGTCGTTTTTATTTTCTGTGATTCGGTACATTTTCAACAATTATGTACGGATCGCTTTTACATGATGGACAGTTAGCTTTAACCACTACGCTTCCATAGTAATCAAAATTAATGCTTTCAAAAATTAAAGTTGATTGCTTACATTCTTGACAGATTACTTGCTCCACCATGTTTTTAATGTCTGCTGCTATTTCGATTTTAGACAAAGGCCATCTCCTTCCATCACTTGCTTGTAACATCATAAGCTTTAAACTTCAGGTAAATAAAAAGCCATCCAATTAAGGATGGCTACTAACAAAGGAGATGGTGCTTTTTCCCTAATAAAAATGATGCTTCACCAGATAAAAGATGATGCTTTCATGAACGTTTTTCAAAAATGGATTATTCCACTTTTGAATCATGGGGGTTACCCCCTGTGGTGCGGGAGGAAAGAAATCATGTTCCTTTCCCTCGGTTGTCGCCATGCGATTTTTGTCGTTTCGCATCTAGCCAATGTGCGTAAATCAGAGGTATTACAAAGAGTAGAAAGCCCCTTAACTCCTTGAAGTCAAAGTTTACAACTCCTTGCAACCACCCTGAAAGCATCATCACAACCACCAACACCACAATCTCTTTTTTAATCATACACTCATCTCCCCGTTAGATTTACTCTAACGCGAGCTGTTACGCACACTTTATAGATGGCAGCCTCTAAGCCTACTACGCCTGAGCTAATTCAAATTATACTAGTTTAGTAGTACAAAAGATACCTTAATAGTCCGACAAATTTCGACAAATAAAAAAAGCGACCGCTCAATTAAGAGTAGTCGCTTTTGTCTATGCATACGCGATGCACTTGCATACCTTTTGCATACCACTTTCATATAACTCCCATGCTACTCGTCACTAGTGGCTCAGGGTTTCAATCCTAATCTTTCATAAATGTCTATTGTATCAATAATAAACTTCTTATGTTCGAAGTGATCGCCATTTCTTTGGAGTAAATCAAAATTACAATCAGTCGAAACTAGTTCATGGTGTTTTTTGCTAAGATGGGCATGAACAAAGACCATTCTTTCTACGAAGTTCTCAATCGTTCTTTCACCCACTGGTAAGAAGAAAGCCTTGCGATATTGAAAATCATGTTCGGGTTCCGGTCCATTAATAACTGACGGATACCCTTTTCTTTCATCAGACGGCATTTCTATAAAGTTTTCAGTTCTGACGTCCACAAGTCCAGTAACTCCCGAATGGGTAAAGCCGAACAAGTAACCCGAAAAGTTTTTAGAATTCATCAGCTTTATGGCCAATTCATCTTCTTCACTTAAACCTGTTACTTTACCCTCTTTAAGATTTGAAATTAAATCCTTAATAATGTTTGCGCATTCTATTAAGTCGTTATTTTTGTTTACTAGTTCCCGAAGCTTTTTCTCCAATAGATTACCTATGAAATACCAACCCGATGTGGATAGTAATACTTTATCGGCAATCCTTATGACTTTTTCACTTTTGAAATCAGCTTCACGAATCGTATCAGATTCAGCTTCAAAAGTTTCCCCGTCATAATATCGTTCAACTACTTTTGAATCACTGGACACGAGAATGAAATCGTTATACGTGACACCGAGAATTAAAGTCATATTAGACCCCCACGCATAATGCAGCACTATTTGAATGGTAACTTGTACTTGCCGCATAAGCGCTTATTGCTCTAAAGTCATGCCCTTGTAATTGAATTCGCTTATTGACTGGCGCTGATAGTTGCTGATCCAACGAAAGAATGGAAGGATTCGTTCTGATTTCAATATCTTTAAAGATTTTCTTTCCGGCAATCTCATTCATTTCACCGAGTTTCTTCTTCGCTGTATCGATTTTTCTTTGTTGTTCGTTAAGTTGTTCATTTTGCTCTTTATACTTAGTCGTGTTTTTACCGTTCTCTTGCCCGAACTTTTCAAGTTTTTCTCTAGCCTTGTCAATTTCCCGCTGTTCTTCTTTAATCTTTTCAACCGCTTTACCTTTTTCCGAAACAATTCCCTGTTCCAAAAGCATAGCTTGGGCATATTGGTCAGTTAACGCTTCAAATGCCGCTAGTTCTTTATCCGACATTTCAAGTTTAGTTTTTCTGTCGGCAATTTGCTTTTTAAGCCTGTCTAATTCTTTATCGTGTTGGTGTAGTTGCTTGTCTAATGATTCCCTGATACCTTCTTCTTCAATTAGCTTGCGCTCTAATTCAATTCTTGTTTCGCCTGTAGCGCCTAGAATTTCTTTTTCTAAATCAGCAATTACTTTATGCTTTTCCATCAATGCCGCACTAGTTTCCCGACGTTTATTGTATTCTTCGGTCTGCTCTTTTTCTTTAGCGGCTATTTCTTCAGTTAATTTTTTATGCTTTTCTAATTCTTTGGTTTGTTTCTGTGCTTCTTCGCGAAGGTTTTCTTTTATACGATCATTGTGTAATTCACGTTCCGCTTGATTCAAGTCTTTAACCGCATCTAGCACATCCACATAAGCATTACCCTGGTCACTAATCGCTTTCGCTGTTTCGGGGGCTTTCTCCACAAGTTGTCCATTTAGCCTTAAAAACTCTTCCATTTGTTCATTAGTAAGACCGGACTTTTCGCGAAGTTTTTCTTGCTCGTCCTTTAACTTTTTAATAGCTTCTTCGGATTTAGCATCTTTCAATTCGGACATAATATCCATATAACGCAATACTTCATCTGTGGACAATTTATTTTTACGTTTCAATTCTTCGAAACTAGCAACTAATTCTTCGTTCGCTTCAAGCTCTTTTTTACGAGCTTCTACCGCTTCTAATGCTTTTTGGGTACTATCTTCTGTCTTTTGGCTTAATGCGTACATAACGGTGGCAAGAGCGCCCACGCCGAGCACTGCTAAGCCTACCGGATTCGTTCCCAAACCGAGCAAACCGACACGTCCGATTAAACCTGTTCCGCCTTTTTTGCCAAGCATAGTTGCAGCGCTGCCACCGATTTTCATAAATCCGCCAATTCCGGTAGTTAGTCCACCAACCGCCAAACTTGCCGGACCAATGGCCGCGACTAATGCTAGGGTTTTCAAAATGGTTTGTTGCTCTTCTTCGGTCATATCGCTGAACGCCTGTGCGCCTTCTTCTATTTTCTTAATTAACGGTTCTGCTGCCTTTAAAGCGTCCATGACCGCGGGAACTAATGCATCGCCTAATGATATGGCCATATCCTTCACACGATTCCACAATATCTTTAATTGTGATTCGGATGTAGCGTAGCGCTGGGCCGCTTCATTGGAGAGTGCCGAATTCTCTTTCCATGCATCGTTCGATGTATTGATAGAGTCTGTGACCAATTCATGAGCACCGGATAAACGTTTGATAACGTCTACTTCACGGATTCCCTTGATGCCCATATCATTGAGGATGTCACTCATATTCTTCCCGGCTTTAGACGACTTGTTCAGACCTTCAAGAAGCATGGTGAAAGCGACTGTTGGTTCTTCCTTCCACGCTTTTGCAAAGTCTTTCGCAGTTGCACCGGAAGCATTTGAGAACGCTTTGAGATCGTTGCCGCCCTTGTCAACAGCATTTGTGATTTTCGTGAATGCCATGGAGAGAGCTGTTCCGCCTGCCTCTGCTTCTATGCCGAGGGAAGATGCCGCTGCCGAAATCGCCATGATTTCCGCTTCAGTCATACCCGCTTGAGTTCCTGTCGCCGCTATCCGCATTCCAAGGGAAACAATCTCTCCCTCCGTTGTGGCGCTGTTATTCCCCAAATCTACAATAGTGGAACCAAGACGAGACACATCTTTCATGGACATACCGGTGATATTCGCAAATCGTGCAAGTTGAGTGGCCGCTTGTTCGGAAGTCATGTTAGTAGATTCGCCCAGGTCGACCATGACGCGCGTAAATTCGAGCAGGTCATCTTTGGCAATACCAAGTTGACCCGCAGATTCAGCCACACTTGCGATGCTTGTCGCACTCGCAGGGAGTTCTTTTGCCATATCCCGGATGCCGCGGGAGAGGGATGCAAATTCTTCTTCTGTCGCATCCGTCGTTTTCCTAACCCCCGCGAATGCACTTTCATAATCCATGGATGCTTTAAACGCCGCAACGCCGCCCGCCACAATTGGAGCAGTAACTCGCATAGAATACGACTTTCCAAAATCAGTCATGTGCTTCCCGACTGTTTGAAACTTCTCGCCTGTATCAGTCATATTCTTGCCTAACTGTGTCCATGGGCTTTCTTGCCGCCTGATCTCTTCGTTCAATCGTTGAAGTTGTCCTTCTGTTCGATTCATTTCAGCCGTAGCATTGTTATATTGGGCAGCTAAATCTTTTGTGGATGACGCATCTTCGCCTTTAACTTTTACGGATTCGTCATAACGCTTTTTAAGTTCTTTAACTCGTTCCTCTTGCGTTTTAAAGCGCCTAGAAAGAATATCCGACTGTTCTCGCATACCTTTCAAGCTGTTGGTGTAGTCACGACCACCAGAGCGCGCTAAGTTCATTTCAGAGCGTAAGCCTTTCAAATCCTGTTTAAATCCCGCTAAACCTTTTGAGTTTCCTTCATCTTCGAAGGAAAGCCTGGTGCGTAAACTCCCAACATCCTTGCTCGCCATGTTCTGATCACCTCATTTTATTACCGAGAAGAGGGTTACCCCTCTCACAGTTATTTTAGTTTTGCTAAGAGTTCCTTCTTCTGTTCTTCAATACTTTTAGTTGGCTGATGATTCTTTTTCGCTTCTTTTAAATCCTTTTGGCGCTTCTCAATATATTCAATAGAATTGTGCCGACATAATAATGAATTGACCATTTTTCACACCTCCTTCTAACAATACAGTTCAGTCAAGTTCTTTTAGAATACTGGTTAGTACGGATTTACTGTCCGAATCAATCACTACTTTTTCAAGTGATTTCGGGGAAAGGCATAACCTGTCTGAATAACTCGCAATATCTTTTCTTAATGACTCCATAGCAGTCAACAGCGGTACTTTTCTTTCGTTAGTAGCTCCGGCTTTATTTGTATACGGTTCAGTGATCTGGTACTCGCTTTCATGAAATTCCTTCTCAAACCACAAATATTGATGAAGCATACCTGCGTAAATATTAATAATCATGTCGAATTCCTTCCTATATACACCAATGCTTTCCATTTCACGCCTAACCTTTAATTCAATTCCTCGTTTTGAATCCATAAAAATTAACACCCCCTTTTCAAAAATGTTCAGTTTAGCGGAAGACCCTCCCCTCTTCGCTCCCGTTGTGTCAAACAATTCGACAATGGTGAGGGGGGATGCACAATTTTAAAAACTTGTTTCAGATTTCCAAAGAATTCTTTCTCCAATATCAATCACCGACACGCCCAGGTCTACCGTTCAATAGATCTGTTTCTTCCCCTTGCTTAACAGTTCTCATTCACATTGAAATGATTTATCGAATTGATTTGCTTTAAATTAATTAATTAAATCTTTGTTTGAATGTAGCGATGGAAGGGCGACTGTACCGCCCACCATCTTGCTACCGTACTCAAACCGTACTGACAACCGTACTAGAAAATACGCTCACAAACTGTCCAGGTGTTTTAGAGCCAACTCATTTACAAGCACCTTCAATTTATCGTCAGTCATTTGTCCGTGCTTTTTATATAACTTTTCTCTAGTTTCTCGTGATAGATAAAGAGGAACATGAACGAATCGATTCGCTTGAGTTGCATCAAGTTGTTTCTTTATTTGGTTACTCTTCTCACCTTTAGCGGCTTGTCCTAAGCCATAGAAGATTGCCCGCATGTAATCGTTCAAGGTTACGCCATACCGGTTCGCTTCACCCTTTAGTTCTTCGTACACCGCTAGATCCACACGAATGATATTAGGTGAAAGGATTCCCGATTCACTTATAACCAACTCTTCTAACTGGCCACGCCGTTGAATCATTTCATGAATCGCTTCGGATGTTTTGATGTTATAGTTACCCGTATTGGCTGCGCGTGACTTATACTGACTGATACCTCTTAAGTCATCAGCCGATAACTTAACCTTCATTTCTCTCTTGTGGCTGCCATTCACTTTCACCATCCCGACACCTTCCTGTAATAACTCCTGATGTTGTTGCATTGCATTAGTGCGATTCTTTTCATTTACCTGGTCAATTCGTTTAACTGCTTTCATAAGTTAATTCCTCCAAAGTTTTATTTTTTTCTTGAATTTCTTTTACGTCTGCTGTATGCTCGATGCTTCTTACCTACTTGAAGAACACGCTGTATTTCTTGTTCAATCTCATCTCTCCTCACTTCATTTGCTTTTGCAGTAGCCACTTGTTTTCACCCCTTAGTGTTTATGTATTGTTTGGGAAGTTGCCCGTTTCTTCTTCATGCTATATTCCTTTTTCAATTGTCGTTCCAGTCTCTTCAATCTGTTTTTCTCTGATTCTACTCGCTTATCTATTGAACTCTTTCGGCATCTATATTTAATTGACATATCGTTTTCCCCCTTCAATATTTAGACACTCACTGATTGTTCTAAGTGATCCTCATATTCTTCGGGCGACATATAAACGAACTGGCCATTTATTAAATATTGTTGTTTACTTTCGTCATTCTGTAATGGCAATTGTGTTGAAAATATCTTGAATCGTTCTGGAAACTGTTTCTGATACTCTCTGTACTCTTCCATTGTTTCTTGGTCCATAGCCTTTCCTCTAGCTTCTTCGGAGGATTCCAGTATGCGACCTGCCTTGAAAAGTAACCGTCTAATGGTTTCATAGGAAATCGGGTCCCCATTTTCAAAATAACGTCTTAATAAGTCAGATTCTTGCTTGTTGAATTTGTGTAGGAATCCGCGCCACCGGGCATAACGTTCATTTAACTTCATAATTCGTTTGTCATAAGCTATCTTGGCATCAATGATTTCCATGGCTTGATAATCTACTGCTGGATTGCCGCTGCCTTCTCTAAATGGGTCTATTCGAACTGAATAATATCGTATATCTTCATACAGACTTTCAAAGTAACTGGCACGGTCTTTCTTCATTTGATTCGCTTCATTCTTTGCTTGGGCGTTTTTTGCTAATTCGTACATAGTGATTCGTCTGTTTTCTTCGGCTTCAGGAATGAACTCTTCAAGTTGTTCCACACCACCACCTCCACAATGGGGATAAGATTCATATCCAGGTTATTCAGGCTTATAATTTATTAAAGGAATACCTTCTAGCCCTGGGATGGGTACAGTTAATAAAATTTGCATAGCTTCCAAACGTTCGGCCTGTTCAGCTTTCAATTCATCAATGTTCATAAAATCAAAGTATTTCTTTTCCTCCACAGTCAAACCGCTTTCCATTCGTTCCAATCCGTCTATCAAGAAGCCTAATTCTTTGTACTGGATAGCCATTGTTCGGATGATTTCTTCTTTTGATTCCAGTATCAATTTGAAACGTGCTACTTTTGCTTTGAAGTGAGGATCTACTTTATCAATTTTATTAACGACTGATTTTGCTTTAATTGCTAGTTCCATTAAATCAGCTGGCATTAATGCTTCCCTCACATCAACCATTAGAATCACCGCCCACATTAAGCAACTCATAATAACGACTTTTCAATTTGGCATGTTTCGGCACTTTCCAATCTATTTGTAAATAGTATTGTCGAGTTGAAAGCCGTTTTCCTGTTTTCTTATTAAAGCAGTCCGTCACTCGCCACCCTTCCCCGATGCCATGATTATGGCGATTCTTGCAAAACGGACACTTCTTCACGACTAATTGAATATGCTTAGATGTTTTGCTTGGATGCAGTTCGACCATTACGATGTTTTCTGTTTGTGTATTCATGAAAATGTCACCTTCCTAGTTTTGGTTAACATTTTCTCCCCTTCTTACAAATGTAATATGTAATAACGAATGTAATCACTCGAACCCTTGACCCGATTGACTTACAGACTTCCTATTACTTATTACATATTTTCTGAAATATATAGAGACACCCCACGTATAGTGCGTACATTTGCTACATTCTAAACTTTTAGGAATGATGTAATATGTAAGATATGTGCCACAACCCCTTACAACTCTAAGGTTTAGGTCGATTACATATTCCATTACATATTACATTTCTGCTTCACTTTCTCATATATCCTCTTTGTGTTTTTCCTTTAATGTAAACAGGCTTGCTTTCCCAACCTCCATGATTATCCATATACAATTTAATCTTCTTCATCTGCGAATTGGCGTTTCTGTCTTTTCCATCCAGTCCGAGCATATAAGCGACTTCTTTTGCTGTTGTCTTGCGAAGAAGGTAAGTGCCCGGCGCTGGTTGTCCGTGCTGGTATCTGCCGAACTTGAATTTTTGATCTTCCATATTCATTGAATCCCAATGTTCAGGAACTTTCATTTCCAAGTAATCCTCAATGTTTATGAAGAATAGACTTTCTTCTGTTGCCTGGTTGCGATATTGTTCTGCGATTGCTTCATCTTCCTCATCATCAAGGAATAACTTTTCACCGTTTCTATATAGGACAAAGGCTTCTGCCCATATTTGTTGAATTGTTTCATTATCCAGCGCGAAAACATCTTTCTTCGCCTTTTTCTCTAGTGGGATAGGGAAGAATCGTCTGTTACCCGTCAAGTCGTTCAAGAACTCGCCATTGTTTGTTGTTCCAATGAATACACAAGTACGGTGATATTTCTGTGGAATAACGCTATAAGGTAAGCGAATCTTGTCGAACTTAGCGCTGATGAACGATTTTACTTTTTCCGTTTCAGTGCTGTTGAAACTGGCAAGTTCTCCTAACTCAATGATCCACGATCCGATTAGTAGCTGGTAATCGTCTTTTGTTTTCCCGAGGGAAGCAAGACTGTCCACAAAAAACTCACCGCCCAGCTTACTGGCTATCGTACTCTTTCCTACTCCTTGCTTACCTTGTAATACCGGAACCATTTCCATTTTCACGCCTGGTTCATATATCCGAGCCACCGCGCCGGCAAGCCACTTTCTCGCAACTGCACGGGTATATGGATTATTTTCTGCTCCTAGGTAGTCTGTAAATATCAATTCTGCTCTAGGTTGCTTGTCCCAATCTTTATCCTCAATAATTTGTTTAATAGGATGATAAGAGTTTTTTTCTCTAGCAATGGAACTCACCATTTGTAAAATATCCTCTTTGGTAAATGTTATATGGTACTTTTTATCAATGGCGAGCCTTAAATCTGCTATAAATTCATCTGTAATAGCGCTTTTATTCACTGTAATTTCCTGTGCGAATTCATCAAAGCCGAGACCTTCTATTTTAGGTTCAAAAATTAGCATTTCCCTTAGATTGGATAGCGTTTTTTTAATCCCACCGTCCTTATTTTTGACAAAATTAGCTTCTGTTCCGGATTCCTTCTTTTTAACTCGATGTTCTTCGAATGAAGCTAAAACATGCTCACGAGCCATTTTATGCTCCACCTCTATTTCTTCTCTTAATCTCTTTTTCAAAAATACTGTTTATCACTTTATAAAGTTCATCACCTAATGGTGGATTGTTACGCTGATCCCACATCTCCATAATTTCCAATACTAGATAAGGGTCTATGTAGCGCCTGAACAAATGGCCGGCTAATGATGCTGCCGCTGGATTCCTCCCTTGACCTTCGCTCAACCCCGCCATTATTTGAATCCAATGACTGTTGGGCTTTTTCTCGACTTTATTGCCCTCTGGCTGTACTAATGAATTGAGTAACCATTCAGGCATGGTCTGAATCTGTACTTCGTCCGGTCTACTTGATAGTTCCCATTCGTAATGTTTACCGCTATTGTGTAAGGATGGTGGAGCTACGATGTAACCGCCATCTCCCCTAATGTCGACTCCGGGCAACCAAGCCTGTTTATTGCTTATAGTCCCTTTAAAACCTTCAGAGAATCCTAGCAATATATGTCGCCCACCACTTCCAGTAATAGACTCAACCGTATTAGGAAGTGGCCCGTATTGTTCTGCTAGTTGTTCAAGTGATTCCTCTCCACCATCATCTATATCAATCACAATGAAACCCGATGTGCGACCTGTAGCTATGCCAATATTTGCATCGCGCCATTCTGACCACCAATGATTGATTAGGCTCTGGTTTACAGTTGCATCTCTCAGACCGTGCATTGTCCTGGGGTGTTTGCCCGCTTGACTACAGTTATTTTTGCCGCATGTGCATTCACCATCCCGTATACTATGAACGGGGAATACTGACCATTTGTAATGATGTGCATAATATGAAGCGGCTTTATGCTTTTGTGATGGCTCATTTTTAGGTTCTTCTATATGATTTGGTACTTCTAAAGGTTTAGTCATAACTCAATCCTCCTTCCGATTAATTTCGGTTCGATTGCAGTCACAAGTGGTAGCCTTTTCTCTTTTGGTCACTCACTTGCGACCTTCCTTCTCCCTCACGTCGTCGGAAAACAACGTTTTTTCTTTTTTCTTGAATAAATCATAGAAACTAGCGTATAATTGAAAGTAGAATGTTTTATAATTTGCCTTTCGACTTGCCGGTCGAGGCTTTTTTTTGTTGTTCAATCGGTCTGCATTCTGTTTCGTCATCAACTTTTCCTTCTCTTACTGCAGCATCGAACAATCCCTCTTTTAAATATTGAATATTTTTCAAGTCTTCCATTAGATCAATCATGTTGTACCTCATTAAATCGTCTAACATTCTGACTGTCCGGTGAAATTCATCAAACTGTAGTCTCAAGTTTTTCACGTTATCCATATCCACGCGCAAATGTCCTAACGTTGTTTGGATGTCTCCCATTGTGATTACCTGCAAATTTAATGAACCAACCTCACTTTCTAATTCCTGCGTTAAATGTTTAATGTCTTCCGTTCTTTCGTTTGTAATTGTCATTTTTTCTTCCTCCTCATTTATTTTTTCTCTCTCGCTTTCTTTTCCTCGACCAATACAGTCAACTTTTTAATTAACAGCCCTAAATCAATTGTTTGTTTAGTCATAATTTTCTACCCCCCTTTCAAAATAGTAAAAAACTTTATATCGTTATTTGTCGCGGTCATACTGGCGGTCATACTATCCAGAAATGCATCTACTTCATCACGCTTAAAAAGGTACTTACTTCCTTGCTTGTAATACTTCATGCCGTTTTTGATCAGACGGTCTTCGATGGTTGGTTTTGATAAATTTAGGTATTCGGCTAGTTCGTTATAAGTCATGAAATATTTTTGTTTTGCTAATTTCTCGACTCGTGCATTAATCGCTTTTTCAAGCATCGACTTTACTGTTTCTTCATTGACTTGAATATCTAGCACTGACTACCACCTGTCCCTCCGAATAAGTCGTCAACAGTAGCATCTAAAACCCTAGCCACTTTAAAAGCGCTATTCATAGATGGTCTGCTTTTACCGTTTTCATAAAGCGATATAGATGCCTTACTCAATCCAGTACCCATAGCGATATCCTTTTGCTTCAAACCTCTTTGCAATCGAATTGTTTTCATTCTGCTCATTTTTTCCCTCCTCACTTTTAACTGCAGTTAGTTAACTCTAGTTAAAAGATACCACGTACGTTTTAAGAAATCAATACATTTAAACTTAAATATTTACTGAGGTTAATTTTTGTGTTAAAATTGAGTTAATAAAAAGAGGGGGAAACTCGATGAAATCGAATGAACTCGGGGAATATATAAAAAGGCAGCGAACAAGAAGAGAAATGACTTTAGGAAAATTGAGTGAAAAGATAGGTTACTCTGATGCGTATATTTCGATGGTTGAAAACGGGAAAAAGAAAAAACCATCCTATGAATTTTTATCCGAGCTAGCGAAAGGATTGAATGTTGATTACAACTATCTGTTGTACTCTGCAGGTTATTTAAGCCCGGAGGAATATTTCAAACACCGTATAACCTCTAGTCAAGAAGAAATGGATACACTAGTTGAAGAAATGAAGCGATCAACAGATAAGAAAGACTTAGAAATGCTGAAGGCACGTCACCTAATCTTTGAAAAACAAGTCCAGAGTTATGACGCCACTTACAAGAATAATATGCATGATTTGAATTACATTCTCGATTTAAAGCGCGACTTATTTTACAAAGAAAACGAACTTTCTGATTCCGACAAGCAAGATATAAAAACGTTTATCGAACATTTTGTTATAAAAAAAGAAGGTGATTAAACATGGCATACATCTATAAACGGGGTAGTAAATGGGCATACCGTGCCTATGCTGGAAAAGACCCGGTCACTGGAAAGGATAAACAGGCCAGCAAGTCGGGATTTTTAACAAAGAAAGATGCCCAACTTGCTGCCGCATTGTTCGAAAGGCAATTTCACAAAGGTGAATATATTGAACCATCCGCTATTACGTTTGAAGCACTTTGTAAGGATTGGTTAAAACATTATCTTTCACAAGGCGCAAAAGAAAGTAGCCAAAGGGCTAGGCGTATAGCGTTGACTCACATTATTAGTGTTTTTGGTCAAACCCCAATTCAAAAAATAACGAAAAAGGTATACCAGGACACGATAGATGACTTATCTAACCGATTCAGTACAAACTATGTTTCCAGTATCCACACTTCTGCGAACATGGTTTTTGTTTATGCTCATGAAAATAAATTAATTAAGGACATACCTACAAAAGACATTAAATTAGCTAAAAAGAAAAAAACTGTTGCTGATCTTGAAAAAGGTGACGACATAAATGAAAAATTTCTTGAAAAAGAAGAATTGGAAGAATTTCTAACCGTTGCGAAAAACGAAGGCTTAGAGGGTGATTTATTAACGTTCACTTTGCTGGCATATACCGGTCTTCGTATAGGTGAAATGATTGCTCTGAAATGGTCTGATATTGATTTCATAAACAACACACTAAGGGTATATAAAACGTATTACAATCCAACCAATAACAAACTACATTATCAGTTACTTACTCCAAAAACAGAAAGTTCTATACGTACCATTTCTATTGATACCCTATTAATCGATTTGCTCAATCTGCATAAACAGGAACAAGAAAGAACAATACAAGATAACGAACCACTTTATAATGATAATGACTTTATTTTTGTAACCAATGAAGGATATCCTAAAACGATCAAACATTTCGCCATTAGGATGCAGCGACTCTTAAAAAGGACAAACATTAAAAAGAATGTGACTCCCCACTCATTCAGACATACACACACCTCTTTGCTCATTGAAGCTAATGTTCACATAAAGGAAATACAGGAACGTCTTGGACATTCGGATATTAACACTACATTTTCAATTTATGCGCACATGACAAAAAACATAAAAAAAGAGGCTTCCACTAGGTTTGGTAACCTGATGAAAGACCTCTCTAATAATCTTATTCAATGA